CACGCTTTTAGAACTAATGGAACTGAAAGGATGCGTATATTTTCTACAGGCAACGTCCTCATCAACACCACCACAGACGCAGGCTTTAGACTTGACGTTAACGGGACTGCGAGGGTTGCAACAAGTATATTAGTAGGTTCAAGTTCAACACAAGGTACAATTCAAACGGGTGTTTTTAGAGGTACATTTTTTAACGATTACGCTAACAACTTTACAATTTTTCAAGTACAAACATCAGGCAACGTTTCGTTTTATAACTCTGTTGCCATAGGCACAACATCAGCACCATCCGCTTCAAAACTTCGTGTGGTAGGATTACCAACTTCAAGTGCAGGACTTTCATCAGGCGACGTATGGAATGACGGAGGAACATTAAAAATAGTTTAATAATAAAAATATGAAAACACAACCAACACAAGGAGTAGCAATTGAACCAATTGTATACCCACTTAACGCAGGAACGGCTACGCAAATGTCCGTTTTAGTTCTTAACTTTACAACTGAAGCAACCACTTGCACAACGTACTGGCAGCTCCTAACTGAAGACGGACTACAACTTTCGCAAGGTAACTACACTTTGACTGAAGAAGAGTTCGCAACTTGGGGTACTGACAACAACTACGTTAACCAGGTCGTTGCTGCCGCTATTGGCGTAACTTTAATTTAAGACGTATGATTAATCTAAGCGAAGAAAACGTAAAAGAACTAGAGGCCTACATTCAAGAAATACCCGTAAAATACGGATTGCCTTTATTGCAGTATTTACAAAAGCTAGCGCAAGAACAAAACACGAACGAAGAAAATGGCGTACAAGAATAACGGCATATTTAACATTAAGTACAAAACACGTAACAAGATCGCGAAGACTTTGAAGCGTGTTATTGCATCCGAGGCACTAATCGACACAGGGGCGCTTTACGACTCTATTCGTATTAACGCGCAAATCCCCGCGCTAGGTGAACTCGAAATACAAATTCTAGCAATGTACTATTTTGGGTTCTTAAATAATGGTACTGTAAACATGGCAGCTTTTGACTTATGCGCTAAGCTTACCGAAGAACTAAACGCCAACGGAACGACCGCCGAGATATTCGAGCAATACACGGAATGGATGGCACAACGTTACCCAATCCTACAAGTAGCTACAATCTTAGGAGAAAAGCGCAGTATTATTTACACGTTCGAGCCAATAGGCGGGGAGTTCAACGCGGCGTTAACCTTTAGGGGTTTCTAAGTAACCCATTTCCTTACGCATCGATAACATATTAAAGACAAAGATTAAGGGCAGTTCACCGACTGCCTTTATTTTTGTTAGGTCACCTTCGCAAAGGTCAAATAACAAACTTTCCCACCCCCACTTCTTAGACTTCTTGGCTTGTTCTTGGGCCTTTAAACTTTCCTTGTATTCTTCTAGGCTATCAAATTCTTTAACGTCTAAGGGTTCGTCGTCTTCGTCGTCGTCTTGATTGAAAAGGTTTTCGTATTTCTTTAGAAAGTCGTCGCGCCACTTTAGGAACTCAGGAATAAGCCCGTAAACTTGCGTAATATTCAAGTCGTCGAACTTATCGAAAACGTCAAACGGGTTAAATATGTAGGGTTCAAATTCAATATTCCCCCAGTTATCCTTATTAATACGCCTGTAAAACACGGACACAATATGCGAAATATGCTTTAAGTAGTCGTTTGTCAAGAAATAGTTAAGGTCTATAAACTCGTCTAGCGTTAGCTTCTTAAACGGCTTTAAAATGTACGTGTCGCCGTCTATTATTACTTCGTTTGCGTGGGCCTTCTTAGGCTCGCTAAGAACCCATTTAACGGACTTAAATAGTTCGCCTATTTCGTCTAAAGAAAGTTCTTCTAGTTCGTCGCTAGGCACGTCTAAAAGGATTGCAAGCGTTTCTAGTTGCGTATTAAAAAACCCTTCGGAGTCTTTGAGTTCCCGAAGTTCTTTAAATTGGTACAACTTAACCTCATGCCAACCCTTCGGTACTTTCATTTAGGCTTTCGACTTGTTTGTTAATTGTTTCGGCAATAGCTACTAGGTAAGGCACGGCTACTTCGGCTGGCATTTCACGAATAATTTTAGACTTTAATTTAATGTGCGCGTCCGTGTAGTGTTCGGTTTTGCTTAAGTCCGTTCTTTTAAAGATAACCGCCAACGCTTCGGAAATAAACCCTTTGTGTTTGCTAGCTAAAATCTTTTCAATATGCTTTGTGTCTTTAGCCGTAAGCTTAAAGTCTTGGTCGTAGGCTTGATAAGTATAGCCGTCGTTTTCGAAACGCTTTAATAAGATACCTTCGGGGGTTTTCGCCGTGTTAAATAAACGGATAGCCTCTTTAAATTCCTCAAACTCCATGTCTTCGGCCTCAGGAACGCCCATATACTTAAACACCTCTAGATGTTTTTCGACGTTGTCTAGCTTTTGATTAGCATGAATTTCCGTAATGTCTTCGAACTGCTGAATAGTTAACTCGTTTAACTCGTTCGGAATGTCTTTGTTACAAATTGTTACCATAGTTTTTTTTGAACAAATATAAGGGTTTTTTAATATGGTTATGGTAAACGACTTACCCATTTACAAAATAACAATCGACCCCGAATACTCCGACGGCGAAGACTTAGGCATTGAACAAATAGCCTTTACTTCAAATCCAGCTATAAAAGTTAAGGGCATGGCCTTTGCAAACGTTACAAAACGTTTCTTTAGCGACGAGTTAAAATACCGCGTTACCGCCCCTGCCATGATCCCGATGGAAATTTACAGACGCGACGACGAAGCGGGCGAATACTACGTGCAGTTCGAAGAACAAACAATCGAGCAAATCTACGTTAAGTTTATGCGCGACCTACAAAATAGGAACGTATTTAACTTAGAGCATGACCCTAGTAAAGAAGTTCCCGCTTACATTCTTGAAGCGTGGATAGTCGAAAACCCTACCCAAGACAAAGCGCTTACAACCTACGGGATAGAAGTTCCTAAAGGTACTTTAATGTTAACGGCTCAAATTACCGATGCCGAGTATTACAACAAGCTAGTTAAAGACGAACAATTAGGGTTTTCAATCGAGGGCTTTTTGGGTATGAAATTAAGTAACCAATTAACTAAATATAACATGAATTTCCCAGACGGAGAACACCTCATTGAAGGTAAGATCTACGTAGTTAAGGACGGCCAAGTTGTCGAAATTAAAGAAGTAGAAAAAGAAGAAGTCGAAATGGCCGCCGAAGAAGTCGTAGAAGAAACGACCGAAGAAGTAGCTATGGAGGACACAAGCGTAACCGAAGAAGAAGTAGTCGAAGAAGAAGTAGAAACCGAAATGGCAGTAGACCCAACGGCAGACGCTGAAGCAATCTTAGCTATTGTAACACCTTTTATCGAAGAACGCGAGCGTGCATTAATCGGCATGATTGCAGACCTTAAAAACCAAATCGAAGAACTCGGCGTGGCTAAAGAAGAAATCGAAGACGAAATGGAAATGGCAAAAGAAACAAAAATGTCGGCTTTCGATAAATTTAAAGCGTTCCGCGCATCAAACAAGTAAATAAAAACCAAACAATAAAAACCAAAAACAATGATTAGAAACCTAAAATTTGACTTGGACGTAGACACAAACGCGTTGTTATGTCCTAACCCAGACGAGTTTTACTCAAAGGCTTATTTAACCGAAGACATCGCGGACAATTACCGCACATTGCCTTCGATTAAGTCAGCTACTAAACTTGCCAACGTAACATTTGGTAACATCCTCGCCCCAAGTACGTGCAACTTCAGCGCCCCTAGCGACAACCTCGACGCAGTAGACATCGATGTATGTGCGCTTTCTGCAATGGCACAAATCTGCCAATTCGACCTCGAGCAATCTTTCCTTGCTTTGCAAATGTCTCAAGGTTCAAACGGCGACTTTACAGTTGCTTCTTTCATGTCTTACTACTGGACTGAAATGGCTGCTCGTATCGGTAACGACCTCGAACTTATCCGTTGGCAAGGTGACACTACAAGCGAAGACCCAGTTCTTTCTTTGTGTGACGGCTACTTGAAAAGATTGTGTGCTGACAACGCAGTAAATGGCCTTTACAATGGTGCTATTACGTCTTCAAACGTACTTGCTCAAATGACTTTGGTTCTTCAAAACTCACCTGCTGCGGTTCAATCTAAGCGTGCAGACCTTCGTTTGTTCGTTTCTAGCGACGTATTTGTAAACTACCAAATTGCTGCCGCTACTGGTAACACTATGACTTACGTTACTGCACCACTTGCACCTACTTTCTTAGGTATTAAGATTGTTCTTGCTGAAGGCGCGCCAGTTAACACTATGGTCCTTGCTTTGAAAACAGACCTTATCTACGCATTCGACGCAGAAGGCGAC